GAGATAAAACAAGCTCAAAATTATGCTTCAATATATGGACATTGTTTTTTAGTATTAGATAAACCAGCAGTACAAACAAGAACAAAAGCAGATGAATTAAATCAAGACATCAGACCATACGTTTCTATTGTAACTCCAGAAAATGTTTTAGATTGGAATTTCAAAAGAGAGGTCAATGGAAAATACTATCTTGATTTTTTAAAGGTAAGAGAAGAAGTTGATAAAGAAGGCGGTACTTATATGAGAATGTGGTATCCAGATAGAATAGATACTCTTTATCAAAAAGATGAACAAGAACCCTCGATAATAGATACTGCCGAGAATCAAATCGGAAAAATACCAGCAGTTATTTTATACAATTCCAAAAGCCATAAACGAGGACTAGGAATGTCCGATTTGACAGATATTTCAGATTTGCAAAAATCAATTTACAATGACTATTCAGAAATCGAACAACTAATCCGTTTATCAAATCACCCTTCGTTAGTTAAAACACCAAGCGTAAATGCAAGTGCTGGTGCAGGTGCAATTATTGAAATGCCAGAAGAAATAGATTCAAATTTAAAACCATATTTACTTCAACCATCAGGAGCTAATTTACAATCTATTATGGATTCGATAAAACACAAAGTAGAAGCCATTAATAGAATTGCACATACTGGAGCTGTAAGAACAACAAAACAACAAGTGTCATCTGGTATAGCATTACAAACAGAGTTTGAATTATTAAATGCAAGACTTTCAGAAAAAGCAGATAATTTAGAAATAGCAGAAGAACAATTATTTAGATGTTATGCCATGTTTCAAAACACAGTTTTTGATGGTGAAATAAATTATCCAGATAGTTTCAATCTAAAAGATTATGCTTATGATCTTCAATTCTATTCAATGGCAAAAGCTATGAATTTACAATCTCCAACATTCAACAAAGAAGTTGATAAAGAAATAGTAAGATCAGTTATAGATAATAATGAAAAACTTACACAAGCATTTGAAGAAATAGATACCCAAGCCGAAGCAGGTCAATTTACTCAAGATGAAGTTCAAGAAGAAAATGTTGATGATGAGCAAGTATAATGTCAGATGTAGTAAGAAGATTTACTTTATATAGAATAAAAAACTTAGATAGAGCTGAACAAGAATATTACCGAACACTCCAAAGAACATTAGATAAAATAGAAGATGATGTTGTAAAACTTGCAGGACGAGAGCTGCCAACACAACAAGGGAAACTTATTGAGTTACAAGCAGCAGTAGCAATCAGACCCAAGATAAGAAATATATTATCAAAAGAATATCTATCATGGGCAGATAGTGTCACAAGAAAAGGATTTAATCAACAAGCAAAAAGAATTGAAAGAGCTTTTAAAGGTATTGGCAATATTCCAATAGAGTTTCAAGAACTTACAAAAGGAGATTTAGAACTTGTTCAAAATCTTAAATTACAAACATTTACACAATTCAAAGATATATCAAACACATTTACTAAAAGATTATCAGATAAAGTTTATCAGAATGTTTTAACTGGTAGAGATTTTGTTGAACTAGAAGAAGAACTTAGAAGAACTATAAATGGTATTTATAGTAAAACAGATGATGAAGAAGCACAAAAATTAGTGGACTTTGTAAAGAAAAATAAAAATGTAAAATCAATGCAATCAAGAGTTGATAAAGCAATAGCAACTTTGCAATCTAAATTTGGTAGAGATAGAGCTGGTGAAAATATGAGAAGGTACTCTAGTCAATTATTAAATGATGGTCTTAGAGAATTTGATGCACAAGTAAATACAAAAAAAGCATTAGACGCAGGACTTACTCACGTTAAGTATTTTGGGGATATTATACCTACTACTAGACAAATATGTAGAGATTTAATAAACAGAAACATAGGTTCAAGAAATGGACTTTTTACGATTGATGAAGTGCGTAGACTCTGGAGCAGAAGAAGTTGGTCAGGAAAAAAAAGTGGAGACCCTTTAGTTGTTCGAGGTGGTTATAATTGCAGACATCAATGGACTTATGTCAATCCAGATTGGTATGACAATAAGGGCAACTTAATAATATAGGAGCAAAAGTAATGAAAACAGTAGTAACAATGGCAACATTGATTTTCTTAACAATGTCTTGCACATCAAAAATAGAACTGGGGAAAAAATGTACACAAGATGGAAAAGTGTATAGTTATGTATGGATCAAAGAAAAACCAGTAGATCAAACAATCATGTATAATAATTGCAATGAAGCATTGAAAGGAAAATAAAATGTCAGAAGAAAAAAAAGTAGAAACTAAAGTAGAAGAAGTAAAAGAAGAAAAAGTTGAACAACCTAAAGAACAATTGTTCAATCAAGAACAAGTCAATAATATCATCAAGTCAAGATTGGAGTCTGAAAAAGCTAAATATCAAAGACAATTAGATGAGCAGAAAAAAGCAGAGGAAGAAGTTGTAAAGCAGAAACAGATAGCTGATGCCAAAACAAAAGCTGATCTTGAAAAACTTATGCAACAAAGGATAGCTGAAAAAGAAGCTGAAATACAAAAGTTTAAATCTGAAATAAAAAAAGAAAAGATAGATAATTCTTTGTTATCAGTTGCTTCAAAAAATAATGCTATAAATCCTCAACAAGTTGTTGATTTGGTAAAGAACCAAATAAGATTAAGTGATGATAATCGTATAGAAGTTCTTGATAATAATAATAACATTCGTTATAACCAAGCAGGAGAACTCTTAACAATTGAAGAAAAAGTTCAAGAGTTTTTAAAGGCAAACCCACATTTTTCGTTAAGTGGCAAGTCTGGAGTAGGAAGCCAGAGTTCTGTCGAAGGTAAAACTGTAAAACCATTTAATATTCAGGATTTAGACATGAGTAAGCCAGAAGATCGTAAGCGATATGCAGAATATCGTAAAGAACGAGATTCAAGACCTACTCAAATAAACTTAACAAATAAATAATAAGGAAACAAAACAATGGCAAACGAAAGCACAAGTTCTACACTATCGGAACTATACACAGAGATAGTGGCAGAAGCATTGTTCGTAGCAAGTGAAAGATCAATTATGAGACCACTTGTAAGAAACTATGCTGTAACTGGTGGTGGAAAGTCAGTTGAAGTTCCAATATACTCCGCAGTTTCTGCGGCAGCAGTATCGGAAGCATCTGATTTATCTAACACAGCAATCGACCCAACTTCAGTAACAATAACTTGTTCTGAAAATGGAATCATGACAACTCTTACTGATCTAGGTAGAAATGCAGCTCCAAGAAATGTAGCAGCAGATATTGGTAGATTATTCGGAGAAGCGATTGCAAAAAAAGTTGACACAGATTTAACTGCACTATTCGGTGGTTTTTCAACTACTGTTGGTTCAGCTTCAACTGCTATGTCAGCAGCGTTAATTTTCCAAGCAGTAGCAAAATTAAGAGCTGCTGGTGTTCCAGGAGAAAACTTAAATGCTGTGATCCACCCACAAGTAGCATTTGACTTGAAATCAGGTCTTACAAATACATTTGCTAACCCAAATCCAGGAGTTGGTAATGAAGCATTAAGAACTGGTCTAGTAGGTCAAATAGCTGGAGTGAACATATTTGAAACATCAAATATTGCAGACTCATCTGGTAATAATCCAGGAACAACTGGAGATTACAAAGGTGCTGTATTCCACTCTGACGCTTTAGGTTTAGCAATGATGCAAGACCTTAAAATTGAAACTCAAAGAGATGCGAGTTTAAGAGCAGACGAGATAGTAGCAACAGCAGTATATGGAGTTGGCGAATTAGACGACTCTAAAGGTTGTGAAATAGAAGCAGACTCATCAATCCAATAATAATTGGATTATTTGTGAGGGTAGGCAACTACCCTCACATTAAACAATGGAGAAGTTATGAATATAAAATTGACAAATGGTAAAAAAATTATAGTGAGATCAAAAATACAATATGAAGCAAACGTAAAACATTTTGAAATGAGAGGATTTTATCCAGTAGATTCAGAAAAAAAAGTTGCTTCAACTAAACCTAAGAAAAAAAAAGCGGAGTAAATAATGAGAAAATTTTTTAAATATATAATTTGTAAAATTTTGTGCATAAAAGAATGTATGTGCGGAAAGAAAAAATAAATGTCTAATTATACTGGAGCGAATGTAATCACAACATCTGATGTTCTTAAGTATCAACCAGATGCTTTTGATTTTGGAATATCTACAACTGCAACTGAAACTGTTAATTTTTTAGCACAAACAACAAATGATATTTTGAGAGAGTTAAGAACTAGATGGTTTCCAGTTTATAAAACAAATGTTTATACTGATATAACTGTTTTAAATACTGTTGAGATGGATAATACAAAAGTTAATTTAGATCAATTTGAAAGAGCTGGTGTTTATTTATTTCTTGGTAGATTTTATTTACCTGCATTATCAAAATTTAGACCAGAAACAGATAAAGATAGATTTGAAAGAATGGCAGAATATTATATGTCAGAATACAATAAAGAGTTTAGATTGATTCTTGAAGATGGAGTTGAATACGATTCTACTGGAGACGGCAGCATTGTAAGTAACGAAAGAGAACCTTTGCATGGTTCAAGACGATTAGTTAGATAATGTCTATTAAATTTAATATTAAAACAAATCAAAAAAAACTAGCAGCTAAATTTAAAAAGTTAGGTGCAAAATTACCAAGAATTATTGACAAAGGTGTTAAACAAGCTGGGTTTCAATTAGTTGAAATTATAAGAACAAAAACAAAAAAAGGTATAGATTTTAACGATAGTCCCTTTGCACCATATTCTGAGGGTTACTTAAATAAATTAAATCGAGAGGGTAAAAAGACAATAGTAGATTTATTTTATACTGGTCGAATGTTAGGTTCATTAACTCCATCATCTGTTAAAAAGACAGGCAAACATAAAGTTTCAATAAATTTCACAAATGCAGAAATGAGAAAAAGAGCATTATTTAACCAAGTATTGAATGACCCTAAAAGAAAATTTTTTGGTTTTAATAGTAGAACAGAAAAAATTATAAGTAAGCAATTCAAAAGATTTGTAGAAAAAGAGTTAAGGAATTTTAGAATATGAGTACAAGAGAAAACATAGCATCTAATTTACTTACCGTTATTAGTAATATATCAAGTCCCGATGTTAGAAAAGCAACTAGACAACCTTTTCCAATAGATGAACTATCACAAGCACAATATCCAGCAGTTATAGTTCAAACATCTGAAGAAACAAGAGACGACTCAGAATTAGGTAGTGGTGCAAAAACAAGACATGGCACTATTGATTTTGTTATATCAGGTTTTGTGAAAGGTGCAGAAACCAATATAGACACCAAAAGAAATGAATTGATAACAGCTATTGAAACTGCTATTGAAACTGATATTACTAGAAATGGTAATGCTTTGGATACAATGGTAGTATCTTGTGAAACTGATGAGGGTTCATTATTTCCAGTAGGTGCTATCAGAATGACTATTAGATGTATGTATGAGTATCAATCAGGAACACCATAGGAGAAAAATATGGAAAAAATATTAGATAAAATTGAAAAGAAAATAGAAAAAAAAGAAGAATATCTTGATAAAATTTCTATGCTTGATGAAGAAATCAAAGATTTACTTAATGAAGCTAGAGAATCTGTATCAGAACAAGATGAAGATTTTGATTATGATGAAGAAGATGAAGATATTGACGAAGAAGAAGAAAACTAATACAAGAGATTATTATGGCAAAAGATATAGTTTTATATAAAAGCGATCAAGTTGTTAAAATAAATGAAACTCAACTTGATAATTTTTTAGAACTTGGCTATAAGCTAGAAAAAGAGAAACAATCAACAAGTAAGAAGGACAAAAACAAATGGCAACACATCACGGAAAAGAAGGAGTCGTAACTGCTGGTGGAACTGGTATTGGAGAACTTACTGGTTTTACATTAGAAACTACTGGAGATGTTGTAGAAGATACAGCTTTAACAGATGCGGCAAAATCATTCTTAGCTGGAAGAACATCATTTTCAGGAACTTTAGAAATGAACTATGATGAAACTGATTCACCACAACAAACTTTAACAGTAGGAACTTCTATATCTTTTGTTTTATTACCAGAAGGAAATGATTCTGGAGATGAAAGTTTTACTGGTACAGGGATTATTACTGGAATGTCAGTAGCAAATGCTATGGACGCAGTAATTAGTAGATCAGTTACTTTTCAAGGTACAGGAACATTAACAAGAGGTACTGTCTAATATTAATTTATGTCAGTTATAGATAGAGCAAAGTCTCATTTTGAGAATTTAGGCACACAATCTATTGAAGTGCCTGAATGGAAAGATGATGATGGAAAGCCAAC